GAATTTAGCTATTATGATACTAACCTATCCCCTGCCGTTTGTATAATTGCTCGTTCCGTTGTCTAATCCTATATCTGAATAAGAAGAAGTATCTACTCTGCCTGATGTCTTAGATATTGCAAATGCCCCATTAAAATAAGCGTCATAACCTTCTGCTGTAGATACCATAGCCACTTTAACTCTTCTCCCTATCGTACCTAAGTCAGCGTCATAAGTGTAGCCTGTAGAAGAGCCTCCTATGTAGACCGCTGTTCTAACGGAATTTAATGAGTCTATATGTAAAAGCTGAATATTATTATTCGTTGTGCCGTCACCTATACTTAATCTATTAGTTGATTCAAAAGCCTCATCTAAATTTATATCTAAAAAGACAGTCCAATCAGGAGATGTCACGTCTACACCTGTAACAGGATTAACCCTGTCTAAAGCTCTTGTATTTTGCGTATTATCTACATTATGAATATAAGAAGTAGCTACAGCACCTAATTCAACCTGAGCCCCGTATAGATAATAAGTCAGTCCTTCCATTTCTGAGAAGCTATTATTCCTGAAAGGATATAATCTAAAAGAAAGACAACCCACAGGAGTAGTTACAGTATGAGTTATTCTCGTCCATTCGTCAGTCTTTAAATCATAAGGCATTAAGTCATCTTCAAAATATGCAGCGTTAGTTTCATCATAAAGCATCGCTCTAAATCTATTGCGAGGCATAGAGCCTAACTTAACCCAAAAAGAGATAGTATATTCTGTAGAAGCAGTACATGAAATAGCTTGATAAATCATGCAGTTCGAAGGATTAGTATTTTTTATCTCTACGCCATTCATTTCTCCTGTAGGAGATATCGTAGCGTTAAGAGTTCGAGCAACATTTGTTAAAGTCCATGACGTGCTAAAATCATTTGAATATTTAACTAAATTTTGATGAGCGTACTCCATTAATAATTCAGGACACTTTAATAGGCCTCTATTATATTTATAAGAAGGATAAAAGCTCTCATCATAATCTGTAGCCTCGTCTCCTATCTCTAATTGCATGCCCCAAAGTTGGAAAGTTTCTCCGTCGTTACCATTAGAATATCCGTTGAATCTTATTCGGGGTAAGGTCACAACTCCTGCAGGGACTGTGAATGTATGTGTTAGCCTCTCCCATTCGTCTAAACCCGAAGGGACAGCATTAATACTTTCTATAGCAGTAAAATTATCCACATAGCCTAACTGAAAATCACTCGTAAAAGCAGACTTAATCCATATACTTAAAGTATAAGTCTCTCCTACTGTTAAAGCCTCTAACAGAGTGTGTTGAAATTCATGAGATATAGTTCCTGATAAAGTAATATCTAATATCATTCCTCCGTCCCTTTCTGTAGTGTTACCTAATGGAGTTGTAGCTAAGGTATTCTCTACTCCTGATATTCCTCCTGCATAAATCAAAGAAGGATTTGTAGTTGAAAATCTAAGTATGTTTTTTTCGGTAACTCTCTCTGTATTTCTATAATCAAATCGAGGCTCTCCTGCTACAGCTGTTTTAATTAAACCGTCCTTATCTGTATAAGTGCCTTCATAAGTTCTTATGTATGTAAAGTCACATCCTCCGTCAGCAGGAAGGGGACTATAAAGCTTATCTACCTTCTTTCCTGAAGGAATTAATGAGAATTTTGGTATAGTCATATTTTTTATATTACCCAATTTAAAAAGTCAGTTCTGTGATTAGGACTTATATCTGAACCTGTGTTAGTTGTAAACTCAGGATATAAAGTAGAATTATTACATAGGTGCTGTACTAATCTATCTGTATAACTGTTAGCTGTTATTCTTACTTGCTCCTGAAGATAGTCCGTTTCTTCTTTAGTTATCGTCTCAGAGTTCTCTGAGCTATGCTTGTATAAGCCTCCATTAGCTAACGTAATGCCTCCAAAAGGAATAAACATCACTAAGCTCCATTGAACTAACATAGGCTTTATAAAGTCATCTAAAAGCGTCTTATAGACAGCGTTAGCTTCGTCTCCTATAGTTCCTGCAATAATAAGAGCCTGAAGCTTCTCATATAAGTCAGTCCCTATATAGGCCTGTACATGTATGTCCTGAGCCTGCTCTATATAAGGAGTAAACTTAGTAGCGTCTACGTTTCCATTCATTATGCTATGACGCTTTAAATCTTGAGTGCTTATAAAAAGTGCTTTCATCTTATTTATTGTAGTTTGGGTGATGTCCGTTGTTTGGCATGTCTTTTGGTGCTATTTTGCTTTTATCATATTCTGTCCCTTTTGGAGTATAAGTAGAAGGTATTTTATCTACTTCCTTTCCTTTTGAGATATATTTCTCCGTCTTACTCTTCAATCTGTATAACTCCTCCTGAAAGAAATGGCCACAGTTCACGCCTCCTTTGTACTGAAAAAGAGAATATGATTTGCCTTTATGCCCATGTGACTTATTTACTCCTGAGAATGAAGCTTGGTTTATATCTTCCTTTCTATAGACTACTCCCTTTCCTGTTCTGCTCATCATGGTCTTACAGAACTCTCTGCTATTACCTGAAGCGTACTTCTCCTGATAAGTATATCTAACCTTATAGAAGCTCTTATCTAAAGAAGAGTCTCCGTTAGGATTACTTTTTATAACATTCTTAATCATTTGAATTAAAGACAGCTTAGTGGCTATCTTCTCGTTTGCCCATGAGACTACGTCAGAGTTCTCTTCTGAATACTCTCTCGAATCTACCAACTCCCACTCTTCAGCGTCTATAGTTTCTCCGTTAAGATTGTCTAACATCTCTTTATCATCAAAATCATGCTCCTTACTCATCTTTACGCCTGTCTGCTCTTCTTCCTGTTCTTGAGTCATTCCTTCAGTATCTATGAACTCTAAAGGCTGTATAGTTTTAAAGTATAAGTCTAAAGATATATCATTGACTGATAAGATTTCACTTAAAGCGTCTGTAACCTCTTCCTGATAAGGCTTTATTACTGTGTTATCAAAAAATAAAGAAGCGTTCTTAATCTCGTCTGCATTACTTCCTAAGCCTGCTCCTGTGTCTCTTATTCCTAATAAAAGAGGAGAGGTTACAGCGTGAGCTGTTATAAGTTTGTTTCTGCACTCATCTGACAAATAAGCATAATGTTCAGGAGCGTTATCTAAAGGAAGACTCTCTACTGTAGTAGCTGACTCTGAGTTATTGTTAAAAGCTACTATAACTTTATCTCCTCTTGCTCCTGCGAATTTACGCTGAATGTCTGCTTTAACTCTTCTCTGAGTCTCTTTGTCAGGTACTCCGTTATTAAGGTTTACTATCTTAGTTCCTGAGAATCCTGAGTTAATATCATTGATAAGGTAGTCTCCTATCTGCTCCTCTAAGTAAGCATAAGGTAGAGCTCCTGCATAATCTACAGGCTGATAAAAATAATATCCTGAAGTATAAGAAGATACTATATATATCTCTGTCTTAGTTCCTTTAGAGCTTCCAAAAATAGGAAAAGCTTGAATATCGTCACCTCTCTTTTTTTCTGTCCAATTCTCATGATAGAGCCATTTCTCCACCTTTCCTTCATCATTAGGCTTTCCTGCTCTAAGTGTCTCCATAGGAAAGTGACTAATAGAGTGTATTTTTTTACTCTTATAAGTTACTTGAATAGCTCCCATTCCTAAAAGCTTTCTATCTAAGATAATCTTTCTTAAATCTTTAGCTTTAATCAAACTCTTCATTTGAGCGTACTGCTCAGGCTTTCTGCTTGAGTCTAAAGCGTCTATTCCTTTGCCATATATCTTTTTAGATATTTGAGTTATGACTGCCTGATTGGTCGTAGAGCCTATAAACCTGTCTATAAGATACTGAAAGTAGTTGTTATCTTCTCCATACTCTATAACCTCGTCTCTATCATTCTCTACTATTAGAGGAGATGTATATGAAGATAGGTTTACTATCTCTATGTTATACTGATTTTCTTCCATATTAATCTAAGATTGTATATTCGTTTATTGTTACATTCTCTACTACGTCTGAGTAGTTTCCTGAAGTATTATCTACTACAGGCACTCCTAAAACTAAGTCTTTAAATAAGACAGTACCCTCTAAAGCTCTTTCATCTGTAACTGCTGTTACTTCTCTGCCTGACAAAGTAAGAAAGGCATCTCCTGAGCTTGAATATACTTTTAAGCTATATGTATGGTCTTCTATTATAAAAGCAAAAGCTGTAGATATTTCATTGTAGTCTGCCTGAACAGTTATACCGTTCAAGTCAATCCAATAGCTAACATTCGACTGCTCATCTGTAAATCTTGCGAAAGAATGAACTCCGTCCCTTCCTATAAATTTAAAAGACTGTGCATCTCCTGATTCCTGTAGTGTTATCATATAAGTAATACGATTTATTTTGTAAAATATATCATTTAAAAAATAAGCTCCCCAAATATAATACAGCTCAAAAAAGTGAGATACCCTGTAAGATAGTTATATAGTAGTTCTATAAAGTAACCCTCTTTTGCTCATAATGGCTGTTAATCAGTAAGATACACGTCTCAAATCGTGACACTTTTTCATATTTGTCACTTTCTGTGACGTTTTAAAACAAGAAGAGACTCAATTAAGAGCCTCTTCATTTTACTAAGTTTATTTTATTATACTCCAACTACTATAGTAGACTCAAATGTGTCTCCTATGATTGCTGAGCTAACTATAAAAGCAGGCTCTTTTTCAGAGCATGTGATATTAACAGAATATCCGTTAAAATCTCCTAAGTTAGTTCCTGAGTCTGTATTTACTGCTACGTTACAACCATTCTGAGCTCCATATAGTTTAAATACTCCGTCCCACCCCTCTGTAATTACGTGAGGTCTTCCGTAAGCCATAAGCTTAACTTCCTTTCGAGTTACAGCGTTCTGAGAAGCTAACTGTAGAGCTCCTGTCCCTGTCCAAAAAGCAGAGTTATTATCTCCATTAGTCTCTCCTGTCTCTATCATATTATTAGCTCCTCTCAACTCATATTTATATAAGCTTATATTAGACGATGAGAAGCCTGTAACTTCTTCAGTCGTAGCGTCTAACTCTAAGTCTTCATATAGTGCTGAGTTAAAATTAATAAAATGAATAGCCTTCAATCCTCCTGCGTTCTTGCATGGTACTAAACGCCCTTTACTGATATCGCAGGCCATTAGTTAGGAGTTATTTGAGTTACTGCTAAAGAGACTCCTGTAGCTCCGTCTACCATTTGAGCTAACTGTGTATTAATTCCTGAAAAAGTCAAAGAGTATCCGTTGAAGTCTCCCATATTTGCACCTGAATTTGCACCTATAGAGACATCTAAGCCGTCATCTAAACCGTAAAGCTTTCTTACTCCGTTAAAATCCTCAGTAATTAGAAAGACTCTTGTCTTAGCTACAGTCTCTAATTCTTGACGAGTATCTTCATCCTGATAAGGTAGCTGAATAGTTCCTGATATTGTATAGAAGGCAGAATTATTGTCTCTTGATGACTCTCCTACTTCGTCTATTGTATTGTTAGCTCCTCTTAAATCATATTTATAAAAAGTAGTAGATGTTACTAACGTAGCTATTGAACCGTCTGCAGAAAAAGTAGCTCCTCCTGAATTATAGTTAGCTAACTCTATATGCTTAAGACCTCCAACTGACTTACACGCCTGAGAGCGTCCTGTACTTAAATCGCATGCCATATTTATTATGTATTGTAGGAAATTTATTTCCTGATTATTATTAAAAAAGGGAAGGAAAATTTCTTAACCTTCCCTGATACTATATTATACTGTTAGTTATTTCTTAGTTAACAGCGTTTGTAATTCCGTATGTTACTATATCTTCAACGACACCATATTGAACTCCTGCTGTGAAGCGAGCAATATAACGTACATTCTGAGAACCGTCTAACTGAGCCATATCTAAGATAGATACTTCATTGTGGTCTGAAAGTAATCCTGTACCGAAGTATAAGTTACTCTTCTGAGTGCAAATCATTGTATTTGCTGACATTCCGTTAGCTACAAAGATTTTAACTCCGTCAAATACTAAATTATCAATCTCTTGATTGTTGAATCTGTCGATGTGTCCTAAAGTTCCTAAAGCTCTAACATACTTTCTATACACGTCCTGAGAGATATATAAAAGAACGTCATCTTTACCAAACATAGTAGTAGGAATAGCGTCAACTACTTTACCCATTTCTGCAATAACGTTTCCTGAAGTTACAGTAATACCTGTTACTTCATTTGCTGAAGGTAGGTCTGCATCTAAAGATAGTAAAGTCTCAAATCCTGCGAAAGAACCGTTTCCTCCTGCAGTTCCACTCCATATAGCTGTCTCTACTGCTGAAGCTGTTTTATCAGCTACGTATCCGATTAAGTAATCCTGAAAAGACTTAGGCATAACGTCTGAAGCTCCGAAGCCCATTTCGATAGCCTGCCAATCATTTCTTAATGAAGTTTTACAGATTTGTAAATTAACCTGAAGCGATTTAGGTTCTAATATTTTTTCTGTTTTTGTAACAGTAGAAGTAGCCGTAAAGTCACATGTACCGTCTTTTAAAAGACCGTCTGTGTCGATTCTTGAAATTACCTCTTTGTACTTTACATTAGGTTTAACTTCTACTCCACCATTCATGATAGTGTTAGCAGTTAATAGAGAGGCTGAGATAAATTTACCTGCGTGCTCTCCTGCATAAGTTGTTGTGATACTTGTTGTAGTTGCCATATTTTAAGCGTTGTTAATTGTTTGAAAGATTATCTCTTTTTTTGAGAGCTTACCTTTGATTAGTTTAGTTTCTTTTTTTCTTGTTGGATTATGAGCGAAAAGCTTAGTAGCTTCCTCGTCCTTTGATAATTCTACTTCAGTCTTAACCTCAGCTTCTTCTTCTACCTCTACAGATAACTCTGTAGCTTTAGCTTCTAAAACTTTAGATAGAGCTAACTTAAGTTCTGCTACCTCATCGAATAGGCTTTTAAGCTCTTCTGACGAGAAGTGTACTTCCTCTGAAGTTGTAGTTACTACTTTCTTAGGAGCAGTCTCTACTCTCTCTAATTCAGCTTCTTCTTCTACAGGTACTTCTTCTACAGGAGCTTCTTCAGTATTAGCTTCTTTAACTTCAGAGATTAATCCTTCTTCAGCTACTACTAATTCCTTACCGTCTTCCATAGTGTAAGAGCCCACAGGTAAAGCTACTTTTTCCTCTGCTGTTACTATAAAAACCTCGTTCCCTGCCTCAAAGCTCTCAGCTTCTAATACAGTTCCGTTTTCTAACTTTGCAGATTCAAAAGCTACTTCCATTCCTAATAAAACTTTAAGTTTATTAAGTGTTTCTGTTGCTTTGTTCATAAATGTTTATTTGTTAATATTAATTATAAATACAAGACGAGTGCTTCGCGTCTCTATATCAATTCTTTGATAATACTATTTAATCTGTGGATAGGCTACCTGTCCTGTTAGACTTCCTATTCCCTGAGCTCTCTCAAAGTCACACTTACAACCTTCGCACTTATCAATAGTGTATGTATTTTTTCTTTTACAGTATTTAGCTTCCATATTTATGAGTTTGTTAATATTCCTGAAAATCTTGCGAAAACCTTAGTGTTATTTTGGTCTGTAGAAGCTTCTAAATAGACTACCTCTCTCCCTGTAAAAGTGATAGGTACTCCGTAATTAATTACTCTACTATTCTCTAAACTCGAGTCTATATCGAAGTCAGCTACAGTATATCTTCCTCCTGTTACTCTTGAATAAGAGTATAGCTTAACATTTACTATAGGAAGCTGTCCTCCTGCAGTCTTTATTACGTTTATCTGTATAAAGCTTAGTGAAAGAGTCTTATTTATTGGTACGTGATATAAACATTGTTGAGTAACACTTAACTGAAGAGGTATCATAGCTTGAGTAGAACCCCCTACAGTAGCTGTTATAGTTATATTATTTTGATTGTAATATCCTGTCCCAAAAGAAACAACTACAGCTCTATTAATTCCCTTACCTAAGAAAGTTGTAACGTCAGAGCCTGAGCTCCCTAAAGTATGATATCCGTCTACTTCGTTATCATTCTCATCAATATAAGTTATAAGAAGTACTCTTGCTCCGATTCCTGCTGAGCCGTCAGTCCCGTTGTTATAAGTTATCGTGAAAGTTCCTGCTGTACTTATTACAGCCGTCTGAGGATTATAAGCTCCTCCAAAGTACGCGACTATTTCAGGGGTGCCCGTGTCTATATCTAAGTTCTCTCCAAACTTATTAATTCTTTGGCCTGTGTCTCCTCCTCCTCCTGAGTTTCTTGCTAACGCTTTTAAGTTCTTTAAAACACTTTCCTGATAAGAACCGTCTACAGCTTGAAAATCTATTACGTCTGCCATTATGCTAAAGTGCTTTTTATAAGGTCTAAGACTTCATTAGCCTCTTCCTCTGTTAGTTCTCTATTTAGTTTTAAAAGCTCTTCAGCTCTCTTCTCTGTCATTACTGAGTCATCATAAACTACAGAAGCTTCTACTAATTTATCTGAGAACTTTCCTTCTACACTAAATCCTTTGTAAGTTCCGTTTTTAACCTCCTGCCACACCTCATCATTCTCTACCTTAAATATAACAGCCCAACCTCCCTGAACTGCTTTTAGTCCGTAGGTGTTTATCTTGTCATTTTTAGTGTCATTTATAATCCATGATTCTACTACAGTAACGTCTCTTACCTTGCTTTCGTGATTAGTTGTAGTGTTAGATAGGTTAAGATTTTTCATGTACAAATGAGAGGCTTTTAGCACTGTCTCTTTTGAAAACATTACATTAAACTTCTTGCCTTTGTTAACTCTTAATATCTTCTTTTCAGGTACTAAAGCTAATCCTACTACCAATCTCTTATCATCGTTTATAGACTGAAACTTTATTTCGTGCTGTGCTAAATGTATAAAGTCCTCCTCTATAGCAGGCTCATGAACAAAGCTTATAGCGAAAATTCCGTCTTTATCGTCTGTCTCATCTATGAACAGCTCTACTAAATCTATGTTATCTTCCATATTATTAAAACGTATTATTTTGTTAATTATATCAATTCTTTAAAAGCCTGCATTATCAATCCTATTCCTTTCAAGAGCCTGAGCTGAGGCTATTTCAGTAGAAACTACGTAGGCTTGCACAGGCTGAGAGTTAGAGTTGTTATTAGCCTGAGCTATATTTGAAGGAGTATCTGAGCCTATACTATCAAAGTTGTCCGTCTGAGCACCTTGAGAAAAAGTAGCTCCTCCTCCTCCTGAAGCTCCTCCTCCTGAGACTCCTCCTCCTGAAGATGATAATGAAGTAGCTGTAATTCTTGCTATACTCAAACCTGCTCCTATTTTAGTCTTAGCTATCTGAGTAGCTGTCTTAGGAAGTGATACTGCCTTAGTTGGATTAGGAATAGCTACTCCTGTAGGAGAAGGAAGTAAGAACGGTATCTTAGCTTCATTACTGTTTTGAATAGCTATAGATTCCTGAGCAGAAGTTATGACCTTAGCAATAGCCGAACCCTTCTCTATAACTAACCCCGCTAAAGCTACTGCCTTATTCCCTTTTGTTATCTCTCCTAAAAGACCTGTAAAGCCCTGAGCGAAAGAAAGGTACTGCTCATTAATAGCCTTCTTCTTGTCAGCTTCTTCCTGTTCTAAAGCCACCTTCTCATCTGCTATATTTTTAAGTCTATCTATCTCTGCTAATCTCTCCTCTTCAGCCTTCTCCTTCTCTTCTAATTTCTTCTCTTCTAAAAGCTCCTTTCTTTCAGTCTCTAATTCTATTTCAGCTTCGTAGAATTCCTGTTTTTTCTCATTCAGTTCTATCTGTGCATCTACATAAGCCTGAGTCCCTTCCTTAAAAAGTGACTTCTTATTCTCTAATCTTTCAAGCTCTAATATCTTCTCTTCTTCTAAGACTAACTTAAGAGCCTCTATTCTCATCTCATCGTCTGTAATCTGCTCTGCTGTGAATCTCTTTTTTTGAATAGCTAATGAGTTCTCAGCTTCTGCCTTCGTCTCTATTAATTCTATAGCTTCTTTATCTAAAGCTAAGTCGTTAGCCTTCTGCTCAGATATGAATCCTTCTATTTGTGCTAAGACTCCTTTCCTTTCTGACAGAGCGTTAATTAAGGCTACTTCATTTTCTAAGTTTTTGTTAGCATCGAACTGAGCTCTTGCGTTGGCTACAACTACGTCAGCCTGTTTAAGCATTGTTTTTGTCTGCTCTTCTAATACAGCTTTTAAGTCTT